AGAGCCGCTGAAGACCCTGAACATAAGAANCAGGCCGCAGCTTGGAAGTTAATAATGGATAGAATGGCCCCTTTAAGTCATTATGATAAGGCAAAAGGTGGTGAAAAGCCAATAATCCAGATTAACGTATCCTCTATAGACCGCATAGAATCTGACGTTCAGGACATTGAGGGTGAAATAATTGAATAGATTAGCAGATCAACTAGCCAAACACGAAGGTGTTAAGAGATTCGCTTATAAGTGTCCCGCTGGCAAGTGGACTATAGGTGTTGGTAGGAATATTGACGAGGATGGTGGATTAGGACTATCTGATGGTGAAATCTACACCCTATTAAACAATGACATCCAAAGAACTGATGAAGAGTTAAGCAATGCCTTTCGTTTCTATGATGATTTAGATAGAGTTCGTAAGGACGCAATGATTAATATTTGCTTCAATATAGGCTTACCCCGTCTGAGAGGCTTCAGACTGGCCCTTAAGCTGATGGAAACAAAAGACTACCCTGAGGCTTCAATGGAGTTTTTAGACTCTCTATGGGCCTCTCAGGTGGGTCAGAGAGCCTTAGACATAGCACACATGATTCAATACGGAGAATATCCTGATGAAGGGCGTTAATCACTACAAAAAAGATGGAACCCTCCATAAAGGTGGTACTCATAAAATGCCCAATGGTGAGTTACATTCTGGGGCTAAACACACAAGTTCTAGTGTTAGGCTCTTTCATTACGGTGAGCTGAGTAAGAAAGCTCAAAACAAAGCACGTTCAAACTGGAGATAATTATGCCTGGTTACAATTACGGTGGTATGAAGAAAAAAGGTAAAAAGAAAAAGGTAAAGAAGCCTAAGTAATGGCCTACACCAAACCCAAATTACGAGAACGACTTAAAAACAAGATTATGGCTGGATCCAAAGGGGGTAAGTCTGGTCAATGGTCGGCTCGTAAAGCCCAGCTATTAACCCAGGAATATAAGAAAGCTGGAGGGGGATTTACTGGAAGTAAAACTAAAGCCCAGAAATCCCTTTCTAAGTGGACTAAGGAAGAGTGGGGCACTAAGTCGGGCAAACCCTCTACCCAAGGCAAGAAAGCTACGGGCGAACGCTATCTACCTAAGAAAGCTAGGGAAAAATTAACCAAGAAGGAATATCAAGAAACATCAAGAAAGAAGCGGGAAGATACGAAAAAAGGAAAGCAATTCTCTAAACAACCCAAAAAGATAGCCAAGAAAACCTCAAGGGCTAGGAAATGAGACCAGAAACTTTTTATACAATTGGTAACAACCCTACTGCTGGTGTTGCCAATACCATAATGACCGTTCCTACAGGTTATGAGGCGCGTATCACTAACGTCTTTGTAACTAACAATACGGGTTCTACTAAAAGTTTTAGCGCAGCTTGGGTTGATGGAAGTGATACTTACGCCTTTGCATCTTCTAAATCTTTAAATAGTAAAGACTTTATTGAGTACGGTGGAGAATATGGTCAGTTTTTAATTATGGATGAAGGAGATACTATGACTGTAACTCCTGAAGCTGGCTCTACTTTTGTTGTAATTGTTTCATTTATCCTATTAAAGCATGATGGTACTAAGTTTGATTTAACTATATGAACTTAGACATTAATTTATTAAATTGGCAACAAGAAGTCTGGAACGACCCCGCTAGGTTTAAAGTTGTCGCAGCAGGCCGTAGGACAGGGAAATCCCGTCTTGCGGCTTACTTGCTTCTGGTAAATGCCTTACAAGCTACTAAAGGCCACGTTTTCTATGTAGCCCCTACTCAAGGTCAAGCTAGAGATATTATGTGGAACCTCCTATTAGAACTAGGAGGGGACATGGTTGAAGGATCCCACGTTAACAACTTGCAGATTAAGTTAATTAACGGGATTACTATTTCTCTAAAGGGAGCCGACAGGCCAGAGACTATGCGGGGTGTAAGTCTAGCCTACTTAGTATTGGATGAATACGCAGACATGAAGCCTGACGTATGGGAGTTGATTTTACGCCCAGCTCTGTCAGACTTAAAGGCAAGTGCTTTGTTCATTGGGACTCCAATGGGTAGAAACCATTTTTATGACCTCTACAAACAAGCCGAGTTAGGTGGCGACCCCAACTTCAAAGCATGGCATTACACTAGCTATGATAACAATCTCCTAGAAAAAAATGAGATTGACCAAGCTAAAATATCTATGTCCTCCTACGCTTTTAGACAGGAGTTCATGGCATCCTTTGAAGCCCGTGGCTCTGAAATGTTTAAGGAGTCCTGGGTTAAATTCTCAGAGGAAGAGCCTGATGGTGATTACTACATAGCCATTGACTTAGCTGGCTTTGAGGAGGTTGGGAAGAAAAACAAAACCAAAAATCTTGACAACACCGCTATCGCTGTGGTAAAGGTGGGTAGCCAAGGGTGGTGGGTTAAGGATATAATTACGGGTAGGTGGTCTTTAGACCAGACTGCCCAGAAGATATTTCAGGCTGTTAGGGACTATCAACCTATTTCTGTGGGTATAGAAAAAGGTATAGCCCGTCAAGCTGTAATGTCTCCATTAACGGATCTTATGAAGAAGTATTCTCGTTTCTTTAGGGTTGAAGAACTAACCCATGGAAACAAGAAGAAAACAGATAGGGTTATGTGGGCGTTACAAGGAAGATTTGAGAATGGTCTTATTCACCTTAACAAAGGTGAATGGAATGTTCAATTCATGGATGAATTATTTCAATTCCCTGACGCCCTGACACATGACGATATGGTGGACGCATTGGCCTACATAGACCAACTGGCTAACGTCTCCTACTCATACGACTTTGAAGAAGACCACTTTGATGTGGTCGATATGGTAGCTGGTTACTAATATGCTTGATAAAGAAGAGTTTGGAATTCTACAAAGCGTTGAAGACTGGGTTATGCAGCAGTGTAACTCATGGCGTGACCACTTTGATAATAACTACCAAGATAAGTTTGAAGAGTATAATCGTCTGTGGAGAGGCCAGTTTTCCGCAGAAGATAAGACCCGTGACTCAGAAAGAAGTCAGATTATATCCCCAGCCTTACAACAGGCTGTTGAATCTTCAGTAGCTGAAATTGAAGAAGCTACATTCGGAAGAGGAAGATTCTTTGACATTAAGGATGATTTGAGGGATGGTGAGCCTCAAGATGTTGTATTCCTTAGAGAACAACTTTATAGAGATTTTCAGCAAAACAAAGCAAGAAAGGGTGTTGCTGAGTGTCTGATAAACGCCGCCGTCTATGGGACTGGCATTGCAGAAATAGTGCTGCAAGAAGAAAAAGAAATGAAGCCAGCCTCCCAACCAATAATGGAAGGGCAGATGCAGGCAGTAGGAGTAAACATAGCAGACAGAACAGTCTGTAAGCTCCGTCCAATCCTTCCACAAAACTTCTTAATTGACCCCGTAGCAACTTCTATTGAGGAGGCTATTGGTGTTGCTGTTGATGAATTTGTCCCGTATCACCAAGTAGAACTCCTACAAGAAAGTGGTGTTTACAAGGACGTTGACATCACCCTAGCTTATAACGATACCGACCTTGACCCTGACCCTGAGTTGATTGACCAGCCTGATAATAAGGTTCGTCTTACTAAATACTATGGTCTAGTTCCTAAATATCTCGTAGAAGATGAAGAAGATTTTGAGATTGAAGAGGAAGATGGTCATTACATTGAATGTATTATCGTTATTGCTAACGGTGGAACTCTACTTAAAGTAGAACGAAACCCCTACATGATGGGTGATAGACCTATCGTAGCCTTCCCTTGGGATATAGTTCCAGGGAGATTCTGGGGTAGAGGTGTATGTGAGAAAGGATATAACTCACAAAAGGCATTAGATGCTGAATTGAGGGCCAGAATAGATGCCCTAGCATTAACTGTACACCCTATGATGGCTATGGATGCCACTCGTTTACCAAGGGGTGCGAAGCCAGAAGTCCGTCCTGGTAAGATATTATTAACTAACGGCGACCCTAGAGAAGTATTACAGCCGTTTAACTTTGGACAAGTCTCTCAAATTACCTTCGCTCAAGCTGACCAACTGCAGAAGATGGTACAAACAGCTACCGGAGCTATAGATTCTGCTGGAATACCTGGCTCTATTAACGGTGAAGCTACCGCTGCGGGAATTTCTATGTCCCTTGGGGCGATTATTAAGAGGCACAAAAGGACTCTTATCAACTTCCAAGAGTCTTTTCTGATACCATTCGTAACAAAAGTGGCACACAGGTATATGCAGTTTGAGCCTGAGATCTACCCTGTTAACGATTACAAGTTTGAAGTCGTATCCTCTTTAGGGATTATTGCTAGGGAATACGAAGTAACTCAATTAGTACAACTGTTACAAACTATGGGTTCAGACTCTCCTCTGTACCCAGTTTTAATACAATCCATCATAGATAACATGAACATCTCCAATAGGGAGCAATTGATTCAGGTTATCCAACAAGCCTCACAGCCTAATCCTGAAGCACAGGAAGCAGCTCAAATAGCACAACAAGTACAGCTACAGTTCCAGCAGTCTCAGACTAACGCCCTTAACGGACAGGCTATGGAATCTCAAGCTAGGGCTGAGAAGATTGCTCAAGAGACTAAAGCTATTCCTGTTGAACTTGAGAACGACAGGATTAAGGCTATTGCCACTAATTTAAAAGCTGGCAATGAGGATGACAAAGAGTTTGAAAGACGAATGAAAGTAACTGACAAACTACTGGAGGAAAGAAGGCTTAACCTGGAAACAGCTAAGACTTTAACACAATGATTACTAACGTAGAAATGCAGAACATTCTAAATCAAATTAATGGAATCGTTAAAGGTTTAGAAGAAAGAATCCAAAAGCTAGAGGAAGCTAATAAGGAGTCAAAGGGTGGAAAGAGAGGAAGAAAAGCATTACCAAGCTCTTAAAGATATGTTTCGTACAGAGGGCTGGAAAGTATTAATGGATGAGCTTAGGAATAATGCCATCCAAATAAATTCTGTAGAAGCAACGAAGGACAACAAGGATTTATATTTCCGTAAAGGACAATTAAATATCCTTGCCTTCATGCTTAATATGGAGTCTACCGTTGAACATTATGTAGAGGATAGCAATGATTCTGTTTGATTTTATATGCAAGTATGCTCATGTAAATGAAAAACTTGTTTCACGTGAAACTACACAGATTGATTGTCCTCAATGTGATGAGGTAGCAACGCGAGTCATCCCTGCTGTCAGGTGTAGTCTCGACCCCGCTTCTGGACATTTTCCAGGTGCAACAGATAAGTGGGTTCGTTCCAGAGAGCAGAAGATGGCATTAGAACGTAAGGCAGCCGAACAATAGTCCTTCGGGGTAGCTAGAGTCGGTCTTAACGGAGTTTAATAATGGCAACACTAATTGACCCAGTAGAGGTAGATGAAGTAAATAGCGTGGAAGAACCTGTCCAAGAAGAAGTAAATACTTCGGAAGGGGAAGCAGAGCTTGCACCAATGTACCAAGGTAAGACAATAGCTGAAGTAGCTAAGATGCACCAAGAAGCTGAAAGCCGATTGGGAAGTCAAGGCGCTGAAGTTGGAGAATTACGAAAGGTAGTAGATAACTTCATTCTTAAACAGTCGGAAACAAAAGCACCTGAACCTGCTGAAGAGATAGATTTTTTTGCTGACCCTGACAAAGCTGTAGAAAGTAAGATTGCGAACCACCCTGCTATTAGGGAGGCTCAAGAAAACACTCTACGGATTAGACAAGACCAAGCTAAGCAGGAGTTGATTAACAAACATCCAGATGCGCAAGAGATTATTCAAAGCCCAGATTTTATTAACTGGGTAAAGAGTGATGATATTCGCATTGAGCTTCTAACTCGTGCTGACCAACAGTATGACAGTAGAGCTGCTGACAATTTGTTTTCTCAATGGAAACAGATTAGGCAGATGTCACAAACTGCTGTTCAAGACGAGAAAGATGCTAGAAAGGATGCTGTTAAGAAGGCTTCTACTGGTGGGGCTAAAGGTAGTTCTGAAACCCCGTCTAAAAAGATTTATCGAAGGGCAGATATTATTGAACTTATGAAGACTGACCCTAAGCGTTATCAAAGCATGGAACCCGAAATTCGTCGGGCGTATGCAGAGAAGCGCGTAAGATAAAGGAAATTAAACATGGCTGGTGAAACTTCTGGTGCGTTTTTTACTGCAAACGCAACTGTAGACAAAACCGCAGCGGGAACTTTTGTACCTGAAATATGGTCTGATGAAGTTATTGCTGCATATCAAAAATCTCTGAAGATGGCTCCTCTTGTTAAGACAATGACAATGTCTGGCAACAAGGGTGATGTTATCCACCTTCCTAAGCCTACTCGCGGCTCCGCTAATGCTAAGGCAGAAGCTGTTGCTGTAACTATGCAGGCTAACTTGGAAAGTGAAACTACTGTTACCATTAACCGTCACTACGAGTATTCTCGTCTGATTGAAGACATTGTTGAAGTACAGGCCCTTGCCTCACTTCGTCAGTTCTACACTGAAGATGCTGGTTACGCTCTTGCTAAGCAGGTTGATGATGACCTGTTCCGCGCTGGTACTGGTTTTGGTAGTGGTACTTTTGACCTGACCGTTCCTGTTACTGGTACTTGTACTGGTACTGCATGGGAAGGTGCAAACACGTTCTTTGTTGACGCTTCTAATGGTCTGACTGCTTACACTGACGACACTGTTGTAGCAGCAGACGTTTTCACAGATGCTGGCTTCCGTGCGTTGATTAAGCGTATGGATGATGCTGATGTTCCTATGACTGACCGCGCATTTATCATTCCACCTGCGCTGCGTTCTGCAATCATGGGTACTGAGCGTTATGT